TCACTTCACATTTACATATTCTCCACTAGCGGTAATATAAAAAGTTAATCCTTTTGAATTATGAACTTTATATTGTGGTGATCCATTTACACTTACCTTCGCATCAATCGTAAATCCTAAATCTGCATCTACAGAACCAGCCACGTCTTTATCCTGCCAAGATGGAGCATCATAGAAACGTAGGTTGTTAACTTTTGAAACAACACGCTTTCCAACAATAGAAGAATCTACTGTGCTTTTCTTGTTAAACTTCACATAAGATGAATCGTTCTTAATCCACTGATCTCCACCGAGATTTAACCAACCATCCTTTTCCGCCCACACAATATAAGATTCTGGTTTGTTTAGTTGACGAATCTTAGAATAGCTTGTACCTGGTCCTTTACGTAAGTTGACGTTGTAACCTTCAATATAGGCGATACCTTCTGTTACTGCTGTCAGTACTTCTGCTGGTTTAGATGGCTTGTCCGGTACAGAAACATCTACATTAGCATTATTATATGCGCGTTGCACATCTGCTCTAAATTGAGCTTCTGAAACACCGTGAGACTTTAAGTAGTCAATTGGATCTTCATGATCTGTACCGCCAAGGTGATGCGTTACATCGCTATGTGTCCATAATCCTTTTTCTACAGATATCTTGTTATCTTTCAAAATTTTCGCTAGAAGTTTTACATACTTTTCATAAGAACGCTTAAATTTTGCATATTCCGCTGTTTCGCATAACTCTACATGTACAAAGCGCTTATTCGCTGCAGGTCCACCGCCATAAGCAATGTACTTTGTATCAGCGATTTGGATTGTTTCGTCCCAATCGACTGCATAGTGAACAAATGCATTTCTCCATGTACGAGACTCATATTTTTGAATGTTAATAGCTGGAGCTTCTGGAGTTGCTGTAGAATGAGCTACAACGCCCTCATATGCACCCACGCCATAACGGTATGGTTGTTTAGGTAAATCAGGAATAATAAGCGTTCTATCAGCAAAAGCACTTGTAGCAAAAGAACCAGCAAGTACTAGAATCGTAAGGAACGAGGTAATATGTTTTATTGTCTTTTTCATTTAGCATCAACATCCTTTTTCATAATTTTTGTGTGGTCAAATAATCCACTTGCTGACAGTCCAATGATGATTCCTTGAAATACATTTGTTTTGATATCTCCGTCCAAAAATAAAACGCCTAGCACAATGCCAAGCGTTAAATTCAATAACGGAACATATTTTGTTTGTAATCCAATTGTTTTCCCAATTTGTGAAAGACCTACTACAATGCCAATCATTACAGTAATTTCAAACATTACATACCACCTCCTTTCAAGAAGAAATTAAGAGCTGCCAAAATAATTCCGCCCACAATAAGTCGTAATATCCAGGTAGTATTGGCGCCGATCTTATCTAACTGTTTAGTGATATTAATAATGTCTTTTTCGTTACCTGTCGTCCGAATTTCTAAACTTTTAATTTCTAATCGAATGTCCTTGATATCTTGCTTTATTTCTTGAACATCACTTCTTACTTCTTGTAATCCTTCCACCGCAATCACCCCGTTTCAAAATAAAAAGAGCAGCGAAATCGCCCCTCTACGTTATAAAAGCCTTATTTTATTCAAATTAAAAACAGCTCATGGCTACCCTACTTGTTTACATGTATTTAGTTAATACTGATCTGCAGATAATGCTCCTTCTATCATTCTATTTTCTACTTCTTCCACATGTTCAATTATCACTTCATCAGAAGCCGCCGGGCTCTTTCCAGTTAACTTTAAATAATCGTCTGCACAGATAAGACTTACTTTACCGAAAAGCTCAATCTCGTAAACTCTACCACCCTTATTACATAAGTCACATGCAGTAGCAATGCGCATACTCAGCGTACCATCAGGAAGTCCCCAAACTTCAACTTTTGTATCTTCCTTGATACCGCAAAATTCTAGCATATCGTTTGGAATGCTAACCGTGACCTGATTTTCACCTTTCTTCAAATCAACTACTCTACCCAAGAATGGTGACTGTTCATTAGGTGGCATTGGACGCATAAACTTATCTGGATTCATACTCCTCTTCCTCTCTATGTTCTAGAAGTCATATTTGTGAAATTAACATAATTCCATCTGCCATCATGGAAATACCATCCTGTACCTAAGCTACCATTTGTATAATGAATAGAACCTGCATTAAAACCAAAGTACCCACCACCTACATTAATCCCATTACATTCAATCGACTGTGTTGTCGCAATTGGATCTTTTGATTCAATTCGGAATCTATTCTCATTGTTATAAATGTGACCGATGTAACTTCTACGTTCTCCACCACCACGGGGATAAAAACTGAGTCCTGCACGATCAGTTCCAACGAGTGCCATCATTTCACCATTGCTTATGATTTCAAGCGGCGCATTCATATAGTTCCATTTGTTCACATGATTGTGATAAATAACATTATCTTTTGTACCAAGTGCAATTGTAGAAAAAGGCAGTGTTCCGTTTACGAGTTGTCCATGTGTTGTATCCCAGTTATAAACGGAAGGAACGTCACCTTCCACCAACTGAACACCTGATACAGCAATTGCTTGCATATTATTTAAGAGCCCCTCGCCAAATAAATCAATATAAACATAACCATTTCCTTCTACATAGTTACTCGGCACAATGAAGGTTAAAGCGTATCTTACTATTTTCCCCGTTTGAATGCTTGGTGCATCGTAAGTTTTTGATGCTCGTCCAAGCTCCACCGGAGTGTCACCGTTATATTTACCGAATACCGCTCTCATGATTGGCTTGTTTGTAATGTTTACACGATTATCATTGGTAGTTGCTCTGAAATGAGCCGACAATGTGTATTTCTTACCTGGTTTTACCCCTTCAAATAATGTAAATCGAATCCAATTTGACAAATCTATCCGCATCGGATTAACCATTGGCTCATAATTGTTAACCACTGGTTTCTCAATATATGGATTAGACATAATTGTCCATGTAGGACTGTATTCGATCTTCAAAAAATAATTATTAAAAGTATTAAAAGAAATGTGTGAAAAGTCATGATCTGGAATGAGATTCTTCCTTGGTGTTACTGAAAATTTCTGCCCACGCTCATCTTCAAAAAAGAAGTCAGCCATTTTTGCTGTAATACCATTCTTATCAATTGTTACTTTATCACCACTGATTTTAATAACATCAGCATCAATTCCTTTTGCTGTTAGCCATTGTACGATTGTATCCGCGTTGATCTTCAACTTACCAACATCGATTTGAATCTGTTCGGCTGTTTGGTTAATAGCCGAGATAATATTGCCTTTTTGGACGGTACTAGTAATCGCTTTTTCAGTTACGTCAATACGTCCTACTTGTTTTTCTACATACGCTTTATCCGCATATTTTCCGTCAGCCTGTACTTTCGTATATACTTCTGTTTTGATTGCAGCAAGACTAATCCCCTGCGCATTCGCAGAAATAAGACGCTCTAATTCAGTCGTTTTCTTGTTGTAATCTTGCGTAGCTACTTTTTTAGATATTTCTCCCATTAAATCTTGAGCATTTTTTGTAACAGTATTCTTCAACTCAGGAATTCGAAAACCGCCAACGTAGTCTTCTACTTGCTTAATTTCTACTTTAGCCTTAATTGCTTGTGCTTGCTGCTCTATCTTTGTGTTAGCATCAGTAATCTGTTTTCCTTGTGTAGTTTGTGTTTGCGTCAATTGGTTAACTGAAGTAGAAAGACCGCTTGCTGTTTGTTCCACATTACTCATACGCTTTTCAAATCCAACTTGACTGTTTTGAACATTTGATACAGTAGTTTTAACGCCTTCCACACTTTTTTCAATCTCAGTTGTTCTCTTGGTGAATTCATCATTTGTTACTTGGTCTTCTGGGGCTGGTGTCCATCCTGTGGCTTTGTTCCCCTTTTCAAGTTTAAAGTTTTGAATAATGATTTTAGTTGTTTTAGCATCTATCCCCCAAAATTCCAATCTTGCTTGTCCATTGTTACTAGGAATCTCTTGAATTTTAGTTGTGTAAGTAACCCGTTGGAAATCTTTATTTATGCCTGTTAATACTTTTTGAGCGAAAGTATATTTTGGAGAGCCATTAGAACCATAAAATTGAATCCTTCCCTCAGTGTTATCATTCGTGATAATTTTCACGTCGAAACTGAAGGTTACGGTTTGCTCAACTAAAGTACTAAACAATGAATTTAAGTTATTTTTAAATATTCCATATGCCGAATTTGAAGCTACTTGTGTTGTTTCCCAATATTGCGTGTCTGATATTAAATTACGCACTCCTATTTCTTGCTCATCAAATTTCTTTTCTACGCTTGTTAACTTCTCATTAATCTTTCCGGCTTGTTCTTTAATTTCAGTTGTTGTTTTCTTCAGATCATTTGCAGTTTGTTGCACATCAGATATCGTCTTTTTTGTGCCGTCCACAGTTTGCTCAACTGTATTTAATTTATTGCTGATATCAGTATCTTTTTTAGTTAGCGATTCAATAGAAGTTTTAAATCCATCTGCGGTTTGCTCGGATTTAGTAATACGCTCACTGATCTTGCCTTGTTCAGTTTGTATATTGGTAACTTTTTTTGAAACCCCAGTAACAGTTTCTTCTATTGCTGTTGTCTTTTTGGTAAAGTCTGTAGCTGTTTGGTTTACTTTAGAATCCACTTGTGAAATGGTACGTGTATTACCATCAGCAGTTTGTTTCGCTTCATTAGCAGTTTTTGAAACTTGTGTTAGGTTATTACCTAAATCAATAACGCTTTGTTTCTCTGCTTTTGATTTGATATCTTCATTTGTTTGTTCAAAGGATGTACTGATTTCTTGGAACTTCTGAACATTCCCTTGTTTATCAGTTTCATAGATTTGTTTCCCGATAAAGCCATCTTTAATTTCATCTTTCGTATAAACACCGGATTTATCTGCTTTATCTTTTAATTGGGTATTAATCCATGTTTGATCTACTTTGTCATTAACTTGTTTTTGAACATCAACTATTTGCTTAACTATTTCTTGCGCTTTACCTTCCACACTTTGAACCTTTTCATTTAATTCGCTTTTTGTAGCCTCAATATCTTTGCTTACCTGTGCCAATGTTTCTTTCTTAACGGATTCCACATCAGGAACAACAGGATCCCATTTGCCATCCTTCCACAATTTCAGAATACCAGGCTTACCTTTGCTGATATCTTGCCACAAAGTTTTTCTATCCTTTAAGTTTTCTGTTGGTGGATTTACGCCTTCAATAATATCAACGGTATTATTCTTCAAGTTTTCAGCCACTTGTTCAGCGATTTTCTTTGCTGCTTCCGATTCTTTTCGAATGACTTCTGTTTCTGTTACATTTTCTTGAAGTTTCTTATCTAACATATCTAGTAATTCTTTAGATGCTTTATTTGATAAGCTACCCATGATTTGTGCGTATAACCTATCGATAAGACTTCGTGTATCTTTAATTTCACGATAATTACCAAAGATATATTTATCTTTCGATGGATCAGTGTCACATTCATCTGCTGCTATTAATCTAGCTTCTAAGAAAAGTGGTGGACTAAACCCGATATCTTTTATTCGTACCGTATCGCCTTTACGAACCGCTTCATGAGATAAACCAAATACTTCTTCCAGCGCTACTGCATTTACTTCATATGAAGTAGAACTATCAATTCGCTTCTTTAATTCTGCTTCTGTTAATTGTTTGAGTCTTTGCTTCGTCATACCTTGGTCTTCTGTTTGTGGTGAATAAATATCAAATAAATGCTTACCATCTTTCGACCAACGTTGCAGAGCATCATTATTTCCTACATAAAGTTTGCCATTGTTTATTTCTTCAAATGTGAGAAATTCACCAGTTTCATTATTTTGTGGACCAACACCTACAAGAGCAGTTACTACATCTTGACTATTCTCAATACGCCGGATACCTTGTACATCTTTTCCTAACAAGAATTCTTTTCCGTTGTCACGTCCTACTTTTTTTATTACATCTACATAACGACCGACAATAAAAGATCCCATTATTTCTGTTCTAAAACGAATCTCAAGTTCAAACGTAGATGCAATTTGTTTTAAGAGATCAAGCGGATTTGTAAAATCCTTAATATGAATGGTACGTATACCAACAAACTCAGTAATCCCACGTTTCCACTCTGTACCTTGTAAAGCAAAGTCTGTAGATTCGTTGACTGTAGTAGCTTGCAAAGTTTGTGGTTTAATTACAGTCGCTTTCTTTAGTTTTGTATGTTCACCAAGTGTATAAATCTTTTTCGAACGACCTGTTGTATCTTGTTCTACTTCTGTAATAATGTATGAAACAAAAGTACCGTCACGAGTTTGTTTAACGACAAGGTTCTGTTGTATAAGTGATGCCGCTATCTTTATACCATCAGCTGTTGTGAACTCAAATTTATCTTTGTTATCTTTAAGTTCCCATTGGCGTAAATCATCCCAATAATCCTGTTCTTTGATAACACCTATGATTTGTTCTGTTTTAAAATCCACAATGTGTAATAGATTATTTGCTTTGCTCATCTGTAACGCTCCCTATACGTGACATCTACCTGTCCAATGTTGTTTGGGGATATTTCGATTTCATTCTTTCCTTTTTCAATACGTATATAGTCACTCATAAAATCCTTTATATTTATCGCGTCTGCTCCGTTAATACGAATACTGGCATCGGATGAATCGATTTCTACAAGATCTCCTTTTTGAACAATATAAGGTATTTGACGTTCTGTATTGCTATTCACTTTTTGTACTTTAATATCGTGTACAGCTGCAATCAATGATGGTGCGTCATTAAATGAGCATATATGCACAACAATTTGAGCGACTTTTTTCATAAAGCTATTGCCTGTATCGTACCATTGGGCAAATTTTTCTGTATGGTAATTTCCTTTTTCATCGATTAAAGCAATATCCCCTTGCCAATAGTTTCCCACTCGTGCAATGTGTAGACGTCCATAAAAATCATTCCATGTTGTACGATAATAACCCGTTTCCGCTATAATCAAATGATTGTAGTCACCGTTTCCCGCCATAACTTCACCAAAATTCTCGCTAGAATTTCTATATGCATCAAACATACCTACTTTTCCGACTACAACGCTGTTTTCATCTAATAAATAAAGTTCTACACGTCCCATAGTTGCAGGGTTTAAGTTTCGACATTCAACTATTGCATCAAGTGTGAAATCTTGTAGCGGTCCACCTGTAATACTTCTTTTCACTGCTGGTCCGTGCCAAAATTGCCCTTGACCGTAATCAGATGGCATGATGCGTGCACCATCCGCTATCATTTTCCCTGCTACGATTCCGTAATCTGAAACGAAATCTTTTCCCACTTCCGTCCAACCCACTAGAGAATTCGCTTTATCATGCATAACCAATTCATACCGACTTATTGGCGTTTCATCTATCTTAACTGGGTATCCTATACGAAAATGTTGACCTCCATTTTTATTTATAATATCGATGAATGTGGACGGATTCTCTACCTGTATCTTGAATTTCGGTTCTGAAAATACACTTCCCTCATTCAAAGCATCCATTTTAATAATATTATTTGGTTCTAGTTTTGCTTTTGCATTTCGAATTGGTCCTAATTTATATGGCATTGGGCAAATAAATTTTAAAGTACCTTTTCCCAGACTTACAAAATCATCAACATTAAAATCTTCATCAACAACAGCTATATATGTTCTATCTGGTTTTACATCAAAAACTAACTCGACAGGTTGTTCTGTAATTAACCAATCTGCTATTTCTTCTTTTAAAGTTTCTAAGTCCGTTCCATTTGGAACAATAATTCCTACAGGTACAGGAAGTGGACGTGGATCGGTTTCTGTACCTAATAATCTTGCACCTGGATATCCAGGTGTTTTTAAAAAATTCCGTTTTAGAGGTGCCCATGTTGGTGGACTCCATCCTTTTTCTATTTGAATGTATTCCTTGCGTTGTTTATTAAAAGTAAAAGTACTCATTTTAACACCTCGTTTCTCTATAAAATAAAAGAAACCCAAACCTAAAAGGCTGAGTCTCTTTGTTTTTCTCTTTCTTGGTACTCGGTTGTATATCGATACGTACCACGCGCCACATCTCGCCCCTCTATAACAACAGGAACTTCAACAACCAAATCACCACCAAGCATCGGAATTGCTCCGTCACCAGATGATCCAAATGAGTTATTAAATACTTGATTTGATACACTACTTGTCATAGCCTGTTTACTATTTGACATATTTCCATACACACCACTCATGACAGTCTTTAATCCTGATAATTGGCTGACAGAACTAGCCATCATACGGCTCATGTCACCCATTAATTGATTTATTTCGCCTGGCATAGCAAATTGTTCTCGTGGCATGGCTGCTACGATTCCAGCACCAATAGCTCCAAGTGTCTTTTTATTAAGCGGAAGCACCGCTTCGTCCCCCGCTTCTCCTGCTGCTTGATAACGTCCATTATTCATCCCAAAGATAGTCGGCTTAGTGAAGATACCACCTTTTGCACGCCAATCAATATTAATTCCTGATGGATAAGTAACATCTTTACCTAAAACGTTTTTCGTACTTGTTTGTAAACTAAAGTGTGGAAGAGGTGGCATTTCAGGCTTTGGAATTTTTAATTTTAAATCACTAAAGAATCCCTTAATCTTCCCAATAAATTCTTCTACCTTACCAACTGCTTCTTTGATTGGATCGATGATGTTACGTTTAGCCGCATCGAATTTTTCTTGTGCTGCATTCTTTACAGCATCAAATTTTTCTTTCGCTGAATTATATAGATCAGTAAATTTTTGTTTGGCTTGATTATACGTTTCAGTTACTGGATTAATTACGTATTGTTTCACTAAATTCCAAGCTGTAAGTGTATAAGATTTTATCGTTTCCCAATTACTTAATATCCAATTAGCTAAATCTCCAAGTTTTTGCTTGGTTGTATTCCACAACTCTTGGACAGGTTGAATAACATACTGTTTTACCAAACTCCACGCTGCTGATGTATATGATTTTATTGTCTCCCATTGTGAATTTAGCCATGAAACTAAATCACTGAACTTTTCTTTTACTAAGTTCCAAGTGTCTACGACTGGTTGAATGATATATTGCTTAAATAATCCCCAGGCTACTTGTGCCACAGCTTTTGCAATTTCCCATTGTGTACCAAGCCAAGTAACCATTTCACTGATTGTTGTACTCACCCAATTGTAAGCCTCTTGAATTGGTTGAATAATATATTGGCTTATAGCTGCCCAAGCGATTTGCGCTCCTGCCTGAATAAGTAGCCAACCTGCTTCTAAAACTGTTGCGATAAATGAAATGATTGGATCTAAAACGGTAACAATGGTATTCCAAGTATCTTGCCAAGCTTGTACGAGTGTTCCCCACAATTCGGAAGCCGTTGTAACTAAAGAAGTCCACCAGGAAGACGCTGTTTCCACAATTCCGGACCATAAGTTACTAAAGAATTCGCCTATCGGATCAAAGAAACTATGCATCATTTCTGTGAATGAAGCCCAAGCTCCAGAAAAGAATTCAACAATCGAACTCCATGCACTGCTGCATACCTCACCTATCCCTGTCCATAAATCGCTAAAAAACTGACCTATTGGATCAAAGAATGCATGCATTGTTTCTAAAAATGAATTCCAAGCTTCACTGGATGATTGCACGATACCGTCCCAAACTCCTACTAAATATTCCGTAATAGAATCCCAAGTATCTATAATCCATTGTTTAATATCATCAAAGTTTTTATAAATCGCAATACCTATGGCTGCTATAGCGGCTATGATAAGGGGAATAGCCGCAACAAACCCAGCCGCTGCAGCCGCTCCAATCCCGAAGATACTCATGACCGTCACAACTATAGGCGCAAGTGCCATAATCGCACCGGAAATCACACCGATAGCTACTCCGATAGTCGCTAATGTCGCTGCTAATTCTGGATTATTAGAAATCCATTCAGCGAATTTAGAGACTAGATCTGCTACAACTCCAAGAACTGGTTTCAGCGCCATCTGTAAATCACCCATTGCTTTTTGAAATTTAACCGCTGGACTTGCATCCATTTTTTTAATAGATTCATTCAATTTATCCTGATTCTTCTGGAAGTCTACGGTTTTTTCTGAAGCACTTATTAAAGTGTTAGTTAAATTTTGTCCTTGGTCTTCAAACATAGTGGCTAGAACTTTAACCCCCACTTGATTTCTTTTTACTGGATCTTCTATCCCTTCAATTGCTTTAGCTACTTCTACCATAGCTTTCGAACCATCACTTCCACCTTTAGCGACAGCTGCACCCCACTTTTCTATTTGTTCTGTGACAATCCCAGAGCCATCTAGCGCTTCTTTCAAAGCCTTATCCGCACCTTGAGCAAATTCAGTTAATTGAATCCTTCCTTCTTTAAGCCCATCTAAGAGATTATCAATCATTTATATTCAACGTGATTCGCAACGTCACGCCCGTTCTCTTATGAACTGCTATACGTCACCGCATAGATTAGACTATATCTTCAACTACTTGAGTTGCTCCCCGTTTCGAGTGCCATTTGCTTACACCCTACGTCTTTCGACTAGTCGTTGCACGTTCCTTAATTAAAAGGCTTCGCTCAGTATTGTCTCATTTGAGAGTTTCACTGAATTAAAGGAGTTTTTCATTGTATGTCACCATACAAGGGAACTATAATCTAATTCCAACTACCTGTTTCAACACCTGCTTCCATAATCGCTTGGACTTCTTCAGCCTTAAAACCTGCACGAGTCAGCTGACTTCCGTATTCGGCAATGATATCTAGTTGTTCTGGTGGAAATCCCATTTTTAACAACGCATCAACCATACCAAGGGCACTATCTTGAGTTATCCCTAATTCATTTCCTATTTCATATGTTTCTTGGATTAACTCTGTAAAATCTATACCTTCATAAGATGTTGCAATTACCGCTGCCCCTTTTACTATAGATGCGTTAGCTTCATCGCTAATATTTTTATTTAAAGCCCATTGCCTGCGCACTCCCTCTAAAGATGCTTCAGCATCAACTCCATAAGTAGTGACACCTCTAATAGCTTCTTCTACTGATTTTTTGGAGGACTCGGGTACATCGAAAGTAATATCAATTTTTGTTTTTAGCTTAGACATATCAAGTGCTTTTTCAATTGTTCCGGCAATTCCACCACCAGCAACCATTGCTCCAAGAACATTTTCTAAGCCAATATCTAATTCTTGAAATTCTCTTTGCGTTCTTTGAGCTTCTTGTTGTAAGTCTCGTAATTCGTTTCGTACTTGTTGTATTGAATTACCAGCATCCACAGATCGTAATGCTCTTTGTAATTTTTCAATATCCGCTTCAGTTCCTAATGCTTCACGACCAATAATCCCAATTGCTTGCTCTAATTGGCGACTTGTAGCTGTTCCATTTTTAATTGCATTCACAAGACGATTTCCTAATGCCCCGGCAAAATCATCAACGCTTTTTCCTGTAGCTCTAAACAATGTTTCTAATTGCCTTGTGGAACTTGCTACATTCTCTTGCTCAGCTTTCATGTTTCCTAGTTTATTTTTAAGACCATTAAGTGACCCTTCTGTAAATTCAATTTCACGTCTGAAAGCACGATATTGTTCTTCAGAAATTTTACCGTTTTGAAATTGAGCCTGTACTTGTTGTTCCGCTGCCTTCAATTTATCGAGCTTTTGTGTTGTATTTTCAATTTGTTGTGTAAGTAACTTTTGTTTTTGGGCCAAAGCTTCCACGTTACCTGGATCAAATTTTAAAAGGCGCTCAACATCTTTTAATTCTTTAGCCAAAGCATCACTTTGTTTATTTACATCTTTTAAAGCATTTTGTAACGGTTGAGTATTCCCGCCGATTTCTATCGTAATCCCTTTAATTCTTCCTGCCATTTTCTCACCTCATTTCTTAGAATGAATCAAAGTCTTTTTGATTTGCTTTTCTAACTTTTTCTTTGTCTGGGTTCTCCATTTCAGCAAACTCAGCGATGTAATCAAAACAATCACCGATTGTCATGGTTTCTAAATCCCAATGCGTTAATTTTGCTTTATAACAAAGAGCAAGGAACAAATCAGTGGTTAATTCTTCATCACTGAATGTCCCTTGCTTTTCATCATTTCCTGTTATTTTTTTTTTGCTCCCATAGTGACTTGAACTAGTTCCATTATTTCTGGCATGATTTCTTCAATTGGGAATTCTTCAAATTCATCCAGCCACGTCATAGGATCAGGGATATTTGAATCAGCTGTTTTAGCGAATAACCAAGTCAAATCATAAACAAGCTCAAAGTCCACTTTACTTAAATCAAGATTAGATGTATCGATAGGTTGTTGCGATCCATCTGATGAAGTTAACGTACTAATTGCTCCTAACCCCATCATATCTGCAAATAAATTACGTCTGAATTGTGCTTTATATCGTTTAACTGTTGCCGCTGTACTCTTTAATCTGACTTGTTTTCCGTCTATTGTAATTGTTTTTTCCATCTAATTACGCTCCCTTTGGTGCTGCTGGTTTTTTAACGTACACTTCTTTGTACCAGTTATCGTAAATCGCTTGCGTTGTTTTAGAGGTTGTTTTTGTTTTAACCATTGGTCTTCCACCAGGCGCTAAAACAATTGGACTAGAAACAAATTTCAATTCATTTGTATTCGGTTCAGCTGAGTTTGTCTTTGTCTTAGATGCGATTGTCGGACGACTTGCTGCACAGTTATACATAACATGTCGTGTTGCGTTCACATCGCCATCGAATTCAAATAGTAATGCAAATGATTTTCCTTTGGCATCAGCTAATTCGTTTAAAACACCGTCTGTTTCATCTAATTGCTCGCCTAATGCATCGATAGCAAATTGCTCTGGAATAGTCGCAATTGATAGCGTTCCATCGTAACCTTGGTTATTACTTGCTGCATAGTAAAGCATGTCATCTGCATAGAACTCAATTAAATCACCACGTGGTTCAAAAGTTAATTCAACTCCACCAGGTAGTGGTATTGGTGTACCAAATTTCACTAAAAAATCTTGAACATCATATGGAACGTAATGTACATTCTTCAGACCAAACGTAACTTTATTTTCTTTATTCACTTACATCAACCTCGTTTCATAAATTTTTTGATACATTTTTTCAGATTCAATAAAAGTTCCATACGAGTCATAAGTAATTTCATGATCGTCTAGGACTTTTTCAAGTTTGGCTTCTGCAACTAAGTCTTTTTTAATTGTGTAAAGTTCTATATTTAAATCATTTATCTTGTGATAGACCTTGTTATCAGCCATGAGATTTGCTGATCCATCCACAAGAAAACAAATATAAGGTGGCGCGGGAACTGAATTATCTGGCGTTGCTGTGAAATGCGAATAAGCCACAGGATAACCGGTAGCTTCAAGAATTTTTGTTAATTCACCTAATGTCATTGTTGAGCCGCCCTTTCGATACGTCTTGGCAATTCGTCAATTACATACTCTTCAACTGGACGAATATGAACTTGTGCTGGAACTCGACCACCACCGACTTTCGCATGTCCCTTTTCTAAAAGATGCGTTAATTGTCCTTGCGTATTATGGAGAATAACACCATTACCTTCTTTTTTCTTACGCCATCCTTTACGATAAGCACCTGTTTTTTTAGGGCTTCCTTGCTTTAACTTACCAACAGCAATATCTCCCACTTCATCAATTTCATTTTCTAAGTTTTCTTCCACAACACGTGCATATCTTTGTAATTCTCTAGCAAGATCACTCGCAAAATCATTCATATCAAGTATGCTCCTTTGCGATAATAGTCAATGTTTGATACATTTCATCGTCATTCATTGGCGGTTCGATAATATCAAAGATGCGATTCTTCATTTTGATCCGCATTTCTTCTGTAATTCCCGATGTATAAGGGATTACAAAACGATAAATCCGAGTAGCTTGTGAAGCTGAAGCTTCAATATACTCAGAACCTTTTACCGTTTTTATCATTGCCCATGCTTTTTTTACTTCTTGCCAATCTGTTTCAATTGGCTGATTTAATTCATCTTTTATTACTACAGGTTGTTCGATGATAATTCGATTTCTACAATCTCCTGTATTCAGCGGTTTCTTGTACTGAAAAGAACGCATGTTAATCACCGTCCAATTTAATTTCTTCTAAAGCTTTTGCGATGCCAAAACTATTAATTTCAGTTAAAAAGTTCTTAGAAAAATACTCAAGTGCATCATTATAAACATAACGAGAACGCTCAAAAACTAATTCTTTGAACGTCTCATCTTCGTTTATGTCATACGCTCCACAATCTTTTATTAAAGCTTTTGTGGATGCAGAAAGGATGCGCTTTAGGTTATCATCTTCCTCATCCCCTAAGTGCATCCTATCTTTAAATTGCTGTAATATTTCATTTGAGATTACTATTTCCATTCAAATCACCCTTAGCTTACTGGAGTTTTAGGGACGAAAGAAATTTTTAAATCATAAACAAGAGCTGCTTTATTATCTTTTGATTTACCGTTAGCAAACTGTTTGATTGTATAAAGCGTAGCATCTTCAATTGCTAATGTTTGATCAAACTTTTTAAGCTTATATCCGCCAGCAATCGCTGCAAGATATTGTCCTTTTACAAAGAATAATGCTTTTCCAACAGGAACTTCTTCAGATTCAACAGTTTGAATGTTATAAGGCAACGCCATTACCCATTGACCATTAGGAGTTTGAATTGTGTTACGTGCTTGTACACCGATTGCATCCACAGGATTTACAACCATCACAATTTTATTTAATACTTTACGAGATTTTCCTTTTCCATCAACAGATAAAGCTTTTACCACTTCGTAAAGTTCACCAGCAATTACCTCACCATGTTCAGAAGGAGCAAATGTTAAAGTTCCAGATGATTTTTTATCAGTAACAGCGCCTGTAGTTGCATTTACATCTTTCATTAAACCTACAGGTTGATGTGCTACAGCTCCACCACCATTTACAAAACCAAACTCTAAACCTACTGAATAAGATTCTACTAATAAAGTTCGAACATAACGTTCAACCCATTCCGGCCCAAGTTCTAACATATCGTTCGGAATAGCAGCAAATGCAGTTAATTTAAGTTGACCAATTTGTTCTTGTCTAAATGCTGCATTAATTTGTCCTTTGATTTCACCGAATAATTCGCCCCAAGCATACGCTTTTGTCGCATCAGAATAAATAAATTTTGTAACTGCACCTAAATCTTGTAGACCTAAAGCATCAAGTAATGGATGTTCTTTAACTAAATCTTCAAATACGCGTTCTTGTGTAGTTACCGGAAGGATTGAACCGTCTTTAAATCCACCTTCTTGTACAACTGCATTGAAGAATTTTGTTTCTGCTGCTGTTAATACATTTTGACCGCGTTGTTGAAGAATAGAACGATCTAACATTTCATCATTTACTTGGTTACGGACTGTGTTAATTACATCCGTTTGCATCGCATCAAAGAAGCCTTCAAATGCTGCTGTTTGTTCTTGCTCTGTACTCTCTGCATTAGTTAAAGCATCCGTTAACTTTGCTTTCGCCTTATTGAATGCTTCAGATTTATTAAATTTAATCGTCATTATGTGTTTCCCCCATTTTTTATAATTTTATATTTTTATAAATTTATAAATTTAAAAGGAGCCCTTTAATCCCACTGTTTTTTACAGGTTTAGGATTCGGCTCCTTTGGTTGTTCTTCTATATTGTTTTGTAAATCATTCAGGATTTCGTTTTTTAACCCTGATAACGCTGCGTTTAAATCTTCTTTTGTAATCCCTTGGCCTTTGTTCATTGTTCCATTTCTAAAACCATCGATTACTTTCTGTGGAAGCATGGCAGAAGTCGCAGTTGACGCTGTCATTTTAACCTGATTATCCATAAACATGATTTCATCCACAAAATTATTTTCTAATGCTTGTTGTGGACCCATCCAAGTTTCTTCAGCCATCATATTAAGTAGTTCCTCTTCTGATTTCCCACTTTTAATGACATAGGCGTTTACAATCGCTCGATCTGTTGTTTTCAACATCTCAGCAGCCTTTTCCATATCACGATGATCTCCACCATTCCACATAGAAGCATTGTGAATCATAATTTGAGCTGTTGGAGAGATTCGAACTTTATCAGCACCCATCGCAATGAATGATGCTGCACTTGCCGCCAACCCAACAATTTGAGCTTCCACATGACCAGGATAATTTTTTAATGCTGTGTAAATCTCTGAACCTTCATTTACATAACCGCCAGGACTATTAATTGATACAACTAAGTCATCGCCATTTGCTTCATCAAGCGCTTTTGAAACCTTACCTGGGCTTGTAGCATCCATTTCAAACCAATCATAAATCCAAGCTTCATCATTAGAAATAATTGGCCCTTTAACGTCAATTTTCACCGTCATTTTCTTTCTCACCTCCTTCAGTTAAATGAGTTTCTGTATAGTTTTTGGTAATATAATGTTTGTTTAAATTCGGATCATTTGAAATATCATATCCTACTTCCAATCTAAGCTCATTACCTGTGAATGCACTAGAAGAAATGAGTTTATCGATACTTTCAGCAAGCTCAAATATACTCTGATAAGAAACGGATTTAATTTCAATTTTTTGACCTAAAAGATACTCTTCTTTTTCAAAAAATTTAACGTTTGCTTCATCTGAAATCTTTTTTAATAATGGTTTCACTGTGAAAAGCATATAATTTTTCGTTTGCTTCTCTACATCAGCCATTTCGCCATATAACAAAGCGGTCGGAATACCAAAAGCCATAGCTACTTGATTTAGAAAGCCATTCGTTACTTTGTTTATTTCATCCACACTTTGACCAGAATTTACACCACCTGATGTTTCTTCGTATTTAAATCCTGGTTGTTGTGGAATAATAGCAATATCATTTTCTCCAACAGCTTTATACATGTCATCTATAAAATTTTGGAGTTTTGCTTGATGGTCTTTACTCTTTGCAGCAAGCATGTCCATATCAACTGTGGCACGAATTTGATTTTTACGTTTTTGAGAGCTTAATATCCTACCGAATAAATCACCATAATCAGCAAAAAGCCCATCAATAAGCGGTGATAACTTGTCATTACGATATCTTAAATGAATGACTTCACTTTGTTTAAAACTTCTCTTAAACTGATAATCTTTTACGGTGACATTTGTAAAAGTATCTTCAAACACAGCGTACTCATTATGTTCAAAGTCATCAGCGATAAGTAGATCACCATCATCTGCTTGTATAATTAAAGCTTCATTATCATAAATAAGTTTGTAAATGAACTGTTCCCAAAAGGTACTTGCTGTCATATTCTTATTGGGCCTAACATTTAATCGGTAATAAAGCTCATCTTTTTCGAATTTCCCACCGTTTTTTACTCTGAATTCTGATTGACTAATTGTCCTTCCTAAAAATGATATACAGGTATCAATCGCTATTCGCTTCATGTGGACTCTATTTGCCTTTTCAATAAACATTTCCACATCAAACATAAATCCTAACTCACTATTTCTTTTAAATACCGCATCCAGCCATCCAATGATTATCACCCCCTTTATTAGAATTTAATACCATCTAGCATAAAATCAAATTCATCCACAAGAACGTTATCCGCTTGCCATAATGCATGGATAAAAGCTTGGAATCCATCTGTTTTTCGCTTGAATTCATCTTTTTTCAGATATTCTTTGTTACCGTCTTTTTTGATGTGGACGTAGACGTTATTGGTGTACCAACGCATTAATGGATTATCACCAAAGATAATGCGATTGTTTGCAAATAATGTTTCAACTCGTGGAGCTAAAAGGGAATGAATTGCTTTTGGATTACGAATGTATAACAATATGAAACCTTCAGCTTCAAGTGCTGATTTAACAAGATCAAGACGGAACGTATCAGCTACAATCGTATTAAACCCGTATAACTCACGCATTTTTACAAACCAATCTACAATGTGAGAGATATTAATGACTGGTTCATCTAGAATAGTAAGCAATCCTTGTTCTTCCCATTCTTTAATAGGTACTTTTAATTTCACTTTGTCCAAAAAGCCTTTTCTTACAAATGAATGTGATTTCCAAATGTAATCCTCACCATGTTTAAACAGTAATCCGACTGATGCAAAGTCCTTGATGCTGGCGAAGTCGAGGCCGCCCACAGCAGTTTTGTGTCTTAGATCTGGAACTTCTCTAAGCGTTACTCCATCTTCTTCATAACCAGTACGCATGATTTCCTCCCACGGAGCTACAGACTTTGTTAAATCTGTTTCGGGATAATTCATCCGTTTTGTTATAAATTCTTCACGGTTTGAAGGATTATTTTCTAATTGTTTATATTGAGTTAATACCTTTTTAAATAATTGTTTAGCGTAAGAACTTCTCGGCTCGCTAAACATAGGATTCGCTTTTTCCCACACATCAGGATTATCAATTTCTTCTGGATTATCGATCTTGCAGATGAAGGGAAACAATGGGTCTTCTAAATCTTTGCCTTTTAGAATATTCATCGCTCGCTCTTTCGTCTTGTCTAAGAACCCATCGCGAACAAAACCATCTGTACCAATAAAAAATTCTCTAGCATTTGGCACTTTTCCAAGTCCACTAGAGAATACATTTACTACATCAAAGTTTTCATATCGATGTATTTCATCGTAAATAACACAACCGTCACGAAGTCCATCCTTAGAACCAGCATTAGATGTATGATATTGCATAATGCTTTGAGTATCGTTACTCAGTATCTCTACCTTAGTTCGATAAAACATATCTTCTAGTATTTCTTTTCCTTTAATAGCATCATAGACTTCACGAAAAGAAACTTTAGCTTGCTTCTCGTTGTTAGCCACAATTGAAACATTGTAGCGTTCTATCCCGTGTAGTGGACTAATAAAGAAATGACATAATGATGAAATCAAACCATTTTTACCGCCACCACGAGCCATCATAATTAGAAACTGCTCGTAAAAAACCGAATCGTCTTCTTCATAAAAAAGAAAAACAAATGCGGTTAAAAACTTCTGAAATGGTTGTAATTCAAAATACCATTTTTCTGTAAACTTTATATAATCATCATGCATTTCATTATCGAAATACAGATCATCACGTATTAAAATGTATTTCTCTAGGTAATCAATTAGCATTATGCGCTCTTTATTTAGCTTAATTTTTCCCACTCGATACATTTCAATATATTTAGTTACATATTCATTTTGAATCATGTTAAATCTCTAGCAGAGCGCACAGGTTTTGAAGGAACTTTCTTTTCTTCTGCCGATGCTTCTAATCCAAGTGCATCTAAAATCTTTATCATCCGATCGTTAGTTTTATGTAAATCATTAATAGAAGGGTTGGATTTCGGACCGTGCATGCCGGATACCTTTATTCCTGTTTCTTCAATATCATCAACAAGAATACATTTTAAATCCCAAAGCGATAAATAATCTTGAATTAAGTCAACATAATGATTACCTACAATCTTTTTTTCTTTCAATTGATTTATTAAATCCTTTTCAATCCTTTTTCTCATTGTTTCACGCTTAACTCTAGCCACAATATCCCTCCCTTCTGATTTACATCGTTTTCCAATTTGATATAACGCGCGAATTTGCTTATAAATTTAGAAAATCGACCCCCTCCTCCGGTGCCCCTTAGACGAAAAAAAGCCCAATTCTTGAACCGGGGGGTGTTATTTCTGTTTTATTTTCACCATTTCTCATCATGTTCCCATTTATTTTGTTTCTTTTCGTAAACTCTTCCGTGTTCTTTGTTATGACAATTCACGCAAACCGTTTCAAGATTGTCTATATCTAATGCTAACTCTGGATGATGTTCTAGTTCTTTTATATGATGGACAACGAGCTGTATCTTCTTACGCTTTGCACTCTCACTGTATTCATTGGTATCTGTTTGAACTCGACCATTACGCTTGCACTCTTGACACTCATAGTTGTCGCGCTTCTTTACTGGTTCTCGTATGCTCTTCCACTCACCACAGTCATAGAACTTACGCTTCTGTTGTTTGGTTTTGTACTCATTCATTATGCCTTTACCTCAATCACTCCCGTATCAATTCTTTTCTCACGATGTTGAATATCAAGGCACTTTTCGCAGTAAAATGTAGCCGAAACATCTACCTCAAAATGTCTGGTATCAGAATAATAAGTAGTAGTCTCACTTTCTAACAGCTGGTATCTATGCTCACACATTATCCTCGCTCCTTACCTAAAAATAAAAAGCACCCGAATGGATGCTTTTTTCATTAATTATTAATCTATACTTCAATTACGGTAAATGAAGTTTTATCCTTCTTCCAATCACCTAATGTTGTTATATCATCTACGCCAATATTATTAAGTAACTGGAAGAAGAGCAAAAGCCCTTCTCCGTCTACACAACGTGAATTGCAATTGAATGTGAAAACAAGAAACAATTGTTCATCCAATCTACAACCACCGCCACCGGTCATGACGATCCATTTTCAGTTATCATGAATCTTGTGAGCGTTGTTTTCCGCCACTACTCACAATACAAATATAACATGCTAATTCCAAAACAACCGGCACATTTACTGCCAAAAAACGGTCACGATTCTGCCATTTATTTTAATTCGCTAATAACCTTTATTTTCCTAGATTACCTCACTGCAACAGCTACATTGAATAAATTGAACTTTCTTTCAATAACTATGCTTGATCGGATTGTAGAACATGTAATGGAGGCGGAATAATCCAACCTTTTTTCTTATTCAGACGAAGTAATATAGCTCCAGCTTGTGCTTTTTTCATATGAAATTGACCAAACATCATTCCAACATCTTCTCGAAGAGATTGTCCCATAGCTTGACTACATGCTACTAAGCCAGTAGCAAGATCCATAGAAACTTTAGCTGCAATTTCTGCATCATTAATACGAGCACCAGGAGGAATCGTTTCAATAGATGCAACTGGTCTTTCTGGAGGTGCTGGTGGTAATGCAACACCATTCAATTTCAAGATATTTTTTAATTCTTCAACTTCTGATTGGATATCATTCTCTACAAGGTTCTCTAAAAATTTCTTTAAATCCTCGTCCCCTGTATGGTTAATAAGAACTTGATATCCAGCAATCGCGCCTTGTGCCGCTGCAAGATAACTCCAAATCCCAAAGACTTCTCCGTAGTGCATTGGTTCATTTTGTGGATTTCCACTTAAAATACCCATAAAAATATTCCTCCTTAAAGAAATTAGACTTTCAGCAACAATACTTACTATAGAAAAAATTTTCCCAATCATGTTCTTGATTAAAGAAAATAAGTTCTTATAACTCATAAGGAACACCTTACCCAAATATAGTAATTACCTCTCATAGAATGTACCGTTACCAAAAATTTATGCTTATAAAGAATAAATACATTTCAATTAACTTAATCCATTATTATTAAGTATTTTTAATAATAAAAATTAAAGATACTTATCATAATTTGAATTCAAATGGTTTTATATATTTTCAACCGAATATTGTCTTTAGGAACTGGAGACATTACTAAATACGAAAGGAGGGAAAACCATGAAGAAAAAACTTACATCTATTTTAGGTGCCCTATTACTAACTATTACGGTTTTTGGTACAAGCATCCATGCTGAATACGATGGATATAATACGAATAGAGTTAACAATAATAATACTACAACTCGAGTTAATGACTATAACACGAATAGAGTTAATGACTATAACATGAATAGAGTTAATAATGATGTGAGAACTCGAAATGTAAATACGACAAATGATTTAAATGATAATCGTAATAAAAATAATAATTGGACTTGGCTTGGTTTATTGGGACTACTAGGATTATTTGGTCTTAGAAAAAAAGACAAAGATCCAGAAACACGTTAATGTAGAACATTGTATTTAATTTTAAAAGATATTTATTTATCAAAAGAATGCAAAATGAATACATTATGAATCGCCTTTAATAAGGCGATTTTTTATTTTTTAAAATCAATAAGAATCACAATAAACAGATGCTATTAATCGGAAACAATGAATTTCTTAATTTTATAGTAATAGAGCATTACATCTATTTGACGAACTACGCTCCTTTTTTATGCCTTTTCTTCACTTACCCATATCTTATATTGTGTGTAACTGACCCCTTCGCTGAATCCCTTGGTATCATTGATTTCATTTAATTTTCTCTTTTGAGTTACATAGTACGAAAATTATGAGTAACTGTATAGGGATACCACCAGCATTTTGCAAAATAACCTACGCTATGCGGAAAAATAAAATAAGCTGCCCATATGGACAGCTTATTTACATAATTATCGTTATCAAAAGTAAAATTCAACTCGAAAATAGCGAATTTTATCAGTTGTTGAATGTTTGAAAAAAATCAAACCAATGATATTGTTGAGATCCTTTGGCAATTTCTTGCTGTGATGACTATCATAGTGACTTTTTCTCCAGCAACAACTATTAGTAGCTAATTACCATAAGGACTTATTTTTGAAATTTGCTATTTTTTAGAAAGTGTGTTAATTTAAGAAAGACCTATTTTTGTTTGGCTTGAGATTAAGAATAAATTTTGTTTTTCGTCTAAGGTATTTGAGCAAGGGTAGTAACATATGTGTGGGTATCCACACTAGGAGGCAACAATTATGGAACAAGGTAAAGTAAAATGGTTTAATGCAGACAAAGGTTTTGGATTCATCGAGCGTGAAGGTGGAGAAGACGTATTCGTACATTTCTCAGCTATCCAAATCGACGGTTTCAAATCTTTAGACGAAGGACAAAGTGTAACGTTTGAAGTAGAAAAAGGACAACGTGGCCTACAAGCTACTAATGTTCAAAAAGCTTAATATTAGCTGATGAAAGACCTTCTTGTAGGGTCTTTTTTTATTTTGTTACAATATTCCGAATACAACTTTTTCAAGGGGATTTTGGGTGCTTAACTTTTAATAAAAAAGAAGATGTTAGAAATCATAGTTGTAGCATTATGGGCTTTTTCTTTTAGTTATCTTACAATTATATTAGGAATACCCAAAAACAGATTATATATAGTTGTAGGATTTTCAATCTTATTTGTTGGTGGAATTTTGATTGTGTATCTATTTCAAAATAAGAATAAAAATGGAAAATAATTTTGTTTGATTGTATATCTCATACATGTCTCATTATTGGTAGTTAATACATCTAGAAATCTACAAAAATATCCTCCAGTCAATTACTCTGGAGGATATTCATATTTACATACTCATTCTTAAAAGAAGCCACACAAAATGAAACCTCTTTAGCTCCCAAAAGGCTTACTCTTATCTATTAATAACTGTACATCGTCTTGCTCCTCTACAGATTAAACGCTCGGCTTCTCTTAATGAAATTGGAACAAGTACAGCTTCATCAACATCGTCTTCTACATCAAAAACCGCAAATGCTTCCCCACCCACGATTAAAACACAAATGAATTCTACTTCTAAATCATCATGAGACCTAGGAATACAATTAGAAATAGTACAACGTTGAATACCTCCTGCTAACAATGTTCTAGCTTCTTGCTCAGATATTCGAATAAAAACAAATTCCTCTATGGCTACATTTCCAAATTCCACTTCAATTTCTACTAGAAGAAAGAATCTGTTTCTAATTCTCACTATACAATTTGCCCCAATTGAAATAATATCTTCATTCATTCTTTTCACCTCCTTTAATACTATATAATTCATAAAGAGGTGAAATGGTGTGGACAAGCAAACAAAAGAGTTGTTTTTTTGAAATGTGAGACATCAGTTAACAACTATCATCAAAAAAAACAGAAAAAACAACCTACACAACAGGAAGTTTTTTCTGTTTTTAGTCTGTATACGATATTCAAATTTAGTTAACATAACGTCTCATTTTTGGTAGCAAGAAACCTTCTTTTTTGTTCTATGGATCTATGCATTTTTTATACATTCCTATCCTAGCGAGGTTTTAGGGTTCTTGTTTGTTACTGGAACTGTATAAAATCTTGCATACTCTTAGCGTAGTTTTTTTCCAAAATACTGCGATACCCCTAGATAAAAAAGAAATAAGCAATGATTAGATTTTAAACCTAGTCATTGCTTTATCCATTGCATCTTGGTTTACACCTATATAACGTAACGTGACCTTCTCTGATGAGTGATTGAATATCTCCATAAGTAATGCTATGTTTTTTGTTTGCATGTACATGTGATACCCGTATGTTTTTCTTAATGTATGTGTTCCGATTTCATCTAATCCAAACTCTGCCGCTGCTCCACTTAATATCTTATATGCCATGCTACGACCAATCGGACGATTCCTACCTTGTCTACTTTGTAATAGGTACTCATTATCTTCTCTTTTTTCAATAAACCATTTAAGTTCTCTTTTCAGTGCTACAGTAATTTGTATTCGTTTCTGTTTCCCTGTTTTCTTTTCTCTCATAGATATATGACTACCTTTGACATCTCCTACCTTCAATTTCAAAATGTCCGAGATTCTCAGGCCTGTATTGATTCCCATAATAAAGAGAATGTAATTACGTAAGCTCTTTTCCTTAAAATATTCTTTTAACTGCTGTATTTGCTCTGGATCACGTATTGGCTGAACAAAATTCATTATTCATTACCTCCAGTTTCTTCAGTTTCATAAACTTCTAATCTAAGAGCAAAAGCAAGTTTATAAAACACTCTAGCTTTAACGCGTCGATAAGTACGCTCGCTCATGCCAAGTTCGTTATACACCATATAATCACATACATCTTCATCTTCTAAATAACGCTTAATAATAATGTTTCTTTGGTCCTTTCCAGCACTCCCATTTCCTAAACGACTTAGAAATTGATCAATACAAAATGATGTTTGCTTAATCCACTCTTCTCGTTTACTTTGTTGTATATTAGCCATTGCAACATCTTCTAATGGCTTTCCTACATCATTTGTAGGTCCGTGATATCTAATTTCATAAGAAGGAGTGACTTTCATTTCTTCACGCATCATTCCAAACTGCCTATATAAACGTACACTTTCCAGAACACCTTCTAATTTTTTCTGCGTTGTTGCTCTATCGATTTTTGGTAAGAAAGATAATTGTTTAGTCATGTAAGACCACTCCTTTTTATTTTTTATTACTTTTGTCTTAATGCTCCGCGTCTACGTTCATAACAAGGTCTATGCATCCCCATTAAATCCTCAATTTCACGAGTGCTTAACTTCTCTTTTCGTTTTTTCTTAGTTTTCTTTTTTGTTTGATTTGATTGCTTTTTCCATTCACATAATTGATCTCTTAACACCCTCATCTCCCCATCTCCCTTTTCAAAATAAAAAGGACACCTATTCGTAAAACAGCCTTAATTGCCGCTTTAATGAATTGGTGTCCTCTAGTTTTCTAGCCGGACTATATTCTGTTTGCTTTACTCTAAAAGGATTATTGTGTTAAGTTTCTACAAAATGGTGATTAGTATATAATTGAATTATTAAAATATTAGGTGGTGATGCAAATGACTGAAACAATCCAAATTGCTCTTTTCACTCTTGTAGGAATAAGTGCCATCTTTTCTGTAATTAAAGAATTCCAAAAACCAGAAAAAAGAAAGTTTTGGATTACATTCGAAACTTTAATTCTGATCGGAGCAGCCTGGATGTTAATAGGACTTCTCATGTAATCTACATACTTAGTAACCCTCTGAATAAAACTCAACATTCCGTCAATACTGTAGACAACCCATTAAGTTACTTTCTCCTTGTTCCCCCTTGGAGGACCGAGCAGTTAGCTTTTGCTAGCTGCTTTTTTATGTTAGTGACGAATCCATTAGTAATGTTGTATTTTTACTTGAATGAAAATCACAAGCTGCTTCAAAATATTCTTTACCACCATGTTTTATAGCCGATGTTATATATTTACCAAAAGCTATATTCTTTTTAACTTCTTCCGCTCTCCCCTCTGCCATAACACCTGCAATCGTATTACCTGCAACTTCAGTGTGATAAATTTCATACGCCTTTTTCTCGCTTTCTGCTGCAACCATAGCCCAATATTCATGCTCGAATAAATTTCTAAACCTTGTCCATACTATAAATGCACTTGAGTTCTGAACTTCCTTCTTAATGCTTTTCTGGAGAGCAGTTAGCTTTTGCTAGCTGCTCCTTTGTTTTTTTATCACTTTTTCAATTTAAAGCTCATATATTATTTTGAAGCAAAAAATCACTGCTTCTCAAATGAAAAAAGGTATTCTTTTTTCATTCATTTAACTAACTTAATTAGCTCCTCTCTGAAGAGCACTGTTCAAAGGTGCTCTTTTTATTCATCCGAATAATCCTCACAATTCTATACATACTACCTGTAAGCAGCTTTTTTAACAGTGATTGCAGCTTGGAACCTTTCGGCAGTTAGCTTTTGCTAGCTGCTCTTTTGTTTCGTTCCTCCTCCTGTTTCTTAAAGACATCTTTACTCCTTTTTGAATAAAATTAATAATTCAGCATATAATATCTATGCATCTAGATCATGACCTTTGTGTCGAGCAGTTAGTAGACTGGGCTAACTGCTCTTTTATTTGTAACAAAATGAAATTTTTATTAGATTATTTTCGCATAACATTTACAACTCTGTTCATACTATAGTTGTAATTCGCAATTACAACAGCAACATTTGATAAGCACCGTTTTCATTTCTTACCAGGACAGCTAGCTAATCATGCTAGCTGTTTTATTGTATAAAATGAAGTTTTTATTAAAAACCGAACATTATCCTTAAACAGCAGCTGCAAGTATTAATCAAATTCCGAACATTAAGCTTCATATTCATAAAACATATTGTTTGCGATCATCCAATTTTCACGTTCTGCCTGTGCAATCATTTCTTGTTCCGCTTCAATATCTAAACGCTCTTGCTCATTCCAAGTGTCTTTCATTTCATATTCTCCCTTTCTAATAAAATAGCGTTTTTGTTCAAAATAATGACCTTACCCATTTGGACACATTTACCAGTATTTTTACCAAAAAATTCATGATATGGTTATTTAGTCGAGTACGTCATTACTTGACAATTACCCTTAGGAACCCCGCAGACAAACGGGGTTTCTTTTATTCAAATCAAAATTCCCTTAAAAACTTCTCACATTTAAATCGGACAAGCATATGTTATTGTATGGAAGCTTTCCATTCATAGCATTCTACCTTTCTTATTTGAGAGCACACTTATATGTGTGCTCTTTTTTATTTAAGATAAAATAACGATTTTTTTATAAAATTTCACCTATCTAAAAAACATACATACAATATCTTGGGTATCCTTTTTCAACATTAGTTTTGGTCAGAGCGCCTTCCTCTCAAGGTGCTCTTTAATTTTCAAATAAGGATTTTGTAGTAATTACCACTCATCATGCATACGAATAATTTCTAGTTGTTCCTGCGTTATTTCCATATCAACCGGATCATAGTGTTTCTTAATAAATTCCACATCATTATTAAATGGAAGGCTTTCCATGAACTTATAAAAGTTTTGTACATCCTCTTCAGTTGGCTTTTTAAAATCTGTTTTTATGATGTGAAGAGCATCAGTGATTTCTTGTGTGTCTAAAAACTCATCGCTCCAGTCACCGCAATCCGGGCCATTACATAAGTAACGGTTTTCTTTATTTTTAGCTTTAAATACAATTGTTGGTATTTTCATTCTTCATTCCCCCTTTGTTCATATTTTTGTAACACCTGTACAAGAATTTGTGTGTTAAACTAAGCTCATTCGAAGAAGTCATTGGTTATTGGCCCGAAAATTCTTGATACCCTATCCCCTGCCCTAGCTCCCCTTGCTAGGGCTTTATTATTTTCCATTCAAATAACTATTTTGTAATAAATTACTCTTAATAAAATCCTCTTGTTACAATTATCCCTTTAATTAAAATTACTCCCTATGAGCCGTGCCCCCTTAATAGAAACAAGCATCTAATAAGGTGAAGTATTTTTATATTTCGATAAGTATTATTTAACAAATGAAAGGATGTTGTATATGTGTTGTTGTCCAGACCCTCAGTTTGTCTCTGTTTCTACATGCAATTCTTTCACGACAACAGGAGGTGATGTAGTTGGTGGAGCTACAGTATTTAACAATACTGGAGGTCCAGTTCTTTCCGGCTATGTCACTCTTACTAATAACCCTGCAAGTGGTGCAATTACTGCCTTTTTAGCAAACAATGGTACAAATATTATTGGCCCAATAACTCCAGGTAATAGCCAAACTGTGTTTGTGTCAAACATAGGAACATTGGTTGCTTTTTCTGGCACCGCTGGTCAACCTGTTAGTGGTAGAGTTTGTGTTGAAGCTGCACGTCAAGTAGCTTAGATTGTAAGAAAAAGATATTAATTCATTTTGGATTTAATATCTTTTTCTTAATTTATATACAACGCTTATACTATTGAAATGAGGCATTATATTATGAAAAAAAATTCTTTGGATTTTAAATATCTATTTCCAATACCCTGTGCTTTTCCAGTCCCAATCTGTGATTCATTACCAATACCAAAAGAAAAACAAAAACTTGTATGTAATGAAATTTGTGGTAACTTTCTACTTAATGACAACCATACCTTTCTAGAAGTTTGGGAAAAGAGAATTGAACAACCTGTTACTGCTACTGTCACAGTCTTTAACAGTTTACAAAGTTCACTAATTGAAGTTAGCGTACAACAAAGCATGAGTAAGTCCATCCTTTTCATAGTCCCTCCTGGAAATTCAATTTCCAAAACAATTGAAGATACCCAATCAGTTACTATCCGTCTCTTAGAACCTGGCAGTGCAAGCGGAAAATTCTGTTTAGATATACATTTCACTATAAAGTCCCTATAAATATTGAAGGGGCTTATACATACTCCCAAAAACCTCTTCCTTTTTCTTAATAAAATTCAAATTGTATGAAATTCTAACCACAAAAAATCCTCTTCATTAAAATCTGACACATTACCACAAACATCACATTCACCATAGTAGCCAATAAATTCACCGTCACCATGTTCATCAATCTTTTACATTTTGTGTACCGTAACCTTATTACACTTCACACAATTTATACCTGAATCAAACTTTTCTAAGATAACTGGTTTTATCATTTGAATCCTCCCTTTTTCATACAAAATTCAAATTTGATTAAAGTAACTGTGTTTTTCGTTCTTCCATACGAATTACTTTTCCACTTTGATATACAAATGATTGTTCCCCAAATCCACCTTGAGGTGGTTCTATTAGCTGAACCTGACCATTTTTAACAATATATATTCCGTTTATTTTCAAATCTATTTCAGCTGTCATTTCAACAAGATTTTCTTTTCTAATCCCCACCAAAATCACTCCCATATGTTATAATTACTTTGTCGAAGTAAGTTGAGAGTGATCTCAGCTTTTTTTATTTGTCTATAAATATCGCACAACATTTTCTGGAACAAATGGTTGTTCAAGTGACAAATGGAGCCGTATTGGAATCGGCTTTTTTTCATCCCTTGCTTGCTTACACATTTTTTCTGCCTCTTCCCATACAAATTGTTTATCCTCCACTCGCTTATAACGCCAAATCCCAATTGTATAATCCTCAAATAATTCGTAACGTTCATCAGGCGCTGTCGTTGGTTTTAATTCATCAATCGCTTTGGCTTGACGTGGTATTTGCACAATCACATCTGCATACCGTAATTTTGAATTCAAACGGTGAATATGAGCTTTCTTAGGATCAAATGATACAACCGGTTCCACGTCAAAAATTGTTAATTGCTTTGGCATTGTTTTTCCCCTCCAATACCTGCAAGCTTGCAATTAAGATTCCTTCAAGCTGCGTTAACGTTAATTGATCTAATGTTTGTCCGTTAATTTCAGCTAATCCTAATCCCAATAGTTTACGAATGATTGCTAGTTTTCTACGTTCTACTTCCTGACGTAACAACATAATCAAGCCTCCTGTTGTTGAATGAACTGTCTCTCTAAATTTACAAACTTACTAAATTCTTTAATGAATGCTAGTTCTACAACACCAACTGGGCCATTCCTCTGTTTCGCTAAAATAATTTCCGTTATATTTTTATTTTCTGTCTCGCGGTCATAGTAATCTTCACGGTATAAGAATGCTATTAAATCTGCATCTTGCTCAATTTGACCATTTTCACGTAAATCTGATAGCAACGGTCTCTTATCTTGCCTACTTTCTACAGCACGACTTAACTGTGATAATGCAACTACACATACATTTAATTCTCTTGCCATCAGTTTTAACTTACGACTAATCTCACCGATTTCTTGCATGCGGTTCCCTCTATGCTTTGGATCTCCCACAATAAGCTGCAAATAATCAATTGCGATTAACACCTTTTTATCAGGGTACTTACGTTTTAGTTTCCTAGCCTTTGCGTAAATCTCTTGCATTGTTACATTTGCTTTATCGTAAATTTCTAATGGCAAATCATTAATTAATCCCATCGCTTGACTAATCTTTTCCCAATCCTTTAAATTACATAGCTTCTTAGGATTTTTTAATTTCGTAGCATCTATATTTCCGGTACTTGAAATCATACGTTTAAGCAACTGCTCTTCTCCCATCTCTAGTGAAAAGATTCCTGTTGCTGTATGGGCACTTGCTGCATGAAAAGCGACGTTTAATACAAATGCTGTTTTCCCCATTGAAGGCCGGGCACCAACAATAATTAAATCGCCTTCTTGTAATCCTGCTGTCATTCTGTTCAAGTCGTCATAACCAGTTGGTATACCGGTTAAATCTCCTACATCGATTTGCATGTTCTTATACAAATCAACTAGGGTTTCCTTTAAATTAAATTCATCTGAATAACCTGTTTCCTCAATGGCGCTTAACTCATCAATCGAAGTACTAATAGCGCTCATATCTCTTTCTTGCTGAAGACGATTATATAAATTACCAGCAACCTCTTGAGCATGTCTCATTTTCCAAGCTTCGATAATTAAACCTTCGTGATACGAAAAGTTTTTCGTCGTTGGAACAACTTCAGTTAAGTTTACAAAGAACGCAATACCACCAATTTGATTTATAAAACTGTCTTCAAATTTCCCAATGAGAGCGACAAGGTCTATCGGGACTTCGGCATCCTCTAATTCTCTCATCGCCTTGAAAATCACTTGGTGCGTTGGTGAAGAAAACTGTTTTACCTTTAGCTGACAATCTTTAATTAAATCGCCTTCTTCGATAATGCTACCTAAAACGCTTTGTTCAGCTTCTACATTACGAATCATATCGTTACTCATTGGGCCAACCACGTATTCTGTTGGTTAAGTACTGCAAGTTCTTCTTCTGTTGGAATGTTCTGCTCCCATGCTTGTTGCTGCTGTATTACGTTTTTAGTAGATTCCGATAAGCCTTTTTGTTGATAAGGTGCTTGTGCCTGTTGCTGCGCTTTTGTTAATCGCTGAGTACGAAATGCTTTATCAGCTGCCTCAACGTCCATTATTGTTTTCAATCCCTTAAGATGCCAATCTCTTAAAATCGTATTTACGTAATTCATGTTTCTTGTATTTTTCTCTAAAGCGATTTCCATAGCCTTTACAACAAGCTCTGCATTTAAATCATCTACCCATGCATGAATACCATCTGCAATAAAAGGTGTAATCAGTCCGAAGTTTTGTTCGTAAAAAGAAATCGGATTAACCTCAACAACTTCTTCCGCGCCTGTGCGTTCTTCTTGTTGTTGTTCTTTTTCTTTTTCTTCTTCTTTTTCTTCTTCCTTGCTAGGGTCTTGGAAGCCCCTTATAAGCCCCTCCAAACGGACTGATAAATACTCCTTAATACGAGGAATTTTAAAATCTTGCTCTCGCTCTAATTGCAAACAAGTTTCATAGAAATCAACTAAAAAGTCCTGGTCCTTCACAGATTGAATCTCTTTTAAGACGCACTTTTCGATGTTTACATTTTTAATCGGATTGAACTTCAACCAGTTGATCAAGAACAACTCTTTTGTTTTTTGGTTGTAATTAATTTTTCCGTACTCAGCAAAACGTTCTAATAGCTTCATAACAGTTTCACGATTGTATCCTGTATCAGTTTCAATAATACGAAGTGGAAGCTCATAGATGCCTGATTGAGACGTCTTACTGTTTGTCATCAAATATAAGTAGAAATACTTCTCCTCCGGTGTAAGATCTAAAACAAATGAATCCTGCCAAAATGAAACGTGTACTGGTCTATAAACTGCCATATTATTCATCCTCCCGTTTACATATCGCGAATCCGTCCTCTACACGTAATAAGCGATAATTCTTGTGTCCTGTTTTGAAATATTGGTTTACTAAGTAAATTAAGTGTTGCGTTGATGTTGCTCGTTGAAATACTTTAGGGTTCAGCAACACTCTATGTAATGACTTGTCTAAAAGCATGCTACACACTCCGTTGTTATACGAATGCTAATTTGATATAATTAATCCTAAGATCTTTTTGCAAGGCCATTTATCTATCACTCTGCCAAGTGATAGCTTTTTTATTTTCTACGTGTCACTAATGAGGCGTTAACTCCTCTTGCTCTTAAATCTTTAATCACTACACGATAACTCATAGATGCCTCATGTTCTTCTTTTGTATCACGAAGCATTTTAAATTCTTTCATACATCGCTCCAGTTCTTCTTCCCAGCGATTTGATTCTTCAGTTGATTCTGCATGAAACATGTTATGAACGCATGCAACCATACAGTTATGAAGTTTATCCGCAAACGAAAAGTCTCCCGGAAGAACTAGATCATGAAGACAATCGTATTTATCGTTCATGAATTAAATCTCCTTTCTGGTCATAACGAAAAGCACAGTACTTTTCTATTTTTTATAAAAATATTAAAAATCTATTATTTTGGTACACTTTAAATTTAATGGTAGAAACTACAAGTTCATTAATTTACCCTAAAAATTAATATAATGATATAATTATTTTGTAAAATATATTGTCAGCTACTGTTGTCTAGGCGGTAGCTTTTTCTTTTGCCCATTTATGTTTCAAAATGAATGATGCTTCAATAATTTTGATTCGAATCCCCAACAATTTCTTCTCTTGTTTTAACTCAACTGATTTTGAATCCTCATTAAGTAATTCTGCTATTTTAATTTCACCAGTTAGCTTTGCATCATAGCGTATTAGTTCCTTATATTCTCTTAAACTTGGTTTCTTATAATCTACTGTCATTTTTCTTCCTCCTTTACAGCACCTTTGTTAAAGTCATTAAGCTATCCACCGATTGAATAATAACGTTCTCCGCCATAGCCTTTTGCAACCAACTTCTTTGTATTTGTTCCATAATGCCAAAGTGTACTTGTTCAAGAGCTTGTACTACACATTGCGTAGCTTGGATTGTATCGAAGATTTCTTTTGCATGAACTGAGTATTCATGTTTCTTTTTTTCATCAAGCTTCCATGATCTGGTTGCAACTTGTAAGTTCATAATTTCCTTCGCTGCCGCAATCCCCTCTTCAGCTTGTTTAATGTAGTTCATCAATTGTAGATTTACATCTTGAATTAAACGTGGATCTGTAGGCGGTAACCCAACCCCATAAATATGTTTAATCGCTTGTTGATTCAACTTTGCTCCTGTTGCATGACACCAATCCATCGCAAGCTCAAATTCTGGTTTAGAAAGTCCAGATTCAATACGGGTTAATCTTTCATGTGTAATACCAAGGTACTTAGATAACCCTTTTTTCGTTTTCAGCTGAACATTGTCACAACATTCTCTAGCATTCTGTAATAATTCCCCTATTGCTGAATTGCAGTATATGCTTGTTCCCATATCTGTTCGCCTCCATATTTAGTTTTCAAATGGTTACAATGAATTTAGTACATATGTAACTTGTCTATTTTTCATGTAAAAAGAGAGGAACTATTCCTCAATGTTTTCTTTCACTTGTATTTCTTTGATGATGGCCCAACCAGCCTTGTAATATGCTTGACGGATTTTATCGATATCCTTTTGTGATTTTGGCTCAGGAGCCACAACATGGACTTTCGTTTTTCCAAACTCATAAGTCGCCGCATATTCTTCTTGTTGGCTCATGGTGTCACCTCTTGAAGTGCTTTTTATATGTTTATGCGACGGATCTGTTGGTACTGCCATGTTAGTTGTTGGCATTTTCTCACCTGCTTTCTACCCAAAAAAGTATAAGTTTCTTGTACTTTTGTGCATCAAATTAAATCCTTTACATCACGACCAAGAATAGCGGCTAATCTAATAGCCTTTTCAAGATTTGGATTACTATAACCATTTTCCCAATTACTTATTGTAGATTTTGTAACTTGCATTCTATTTGCAAGATCTTGTTGCGTTAACTTACTTTTTTTCCTAGCTCTAATTAATTTGATATTTTTGTTCACTGTCTCGCTCCTTGTATAAGTATTTTGTACTTTTATTATAAGTATAAGATTCTTGTACGTCAACACATTTGTACAATTTTCTTGTACAAAGTTTTACAATTCATCTATATAAGGTACAATATCTTTGTACTTTTTATTAACGGGAGGTGCTAAAAATGTTGAGACAAAGACTAAAAGAGACGCGCAAAACGCGTAAACTCACTCAGCAAGAATTAGCCGATAAAGTAAATACCACTAAAGGCACCATTAGTAACTATGAGAATGGTCATAGCACTCCCTCAAACGAAATGCTAAAAGATTTAGCGAATGTTTTAGGAGTAACAACAGATTATTTATTAGGAAGAGACGATGAATCAAGAGTATCTAATACGCTTCCTGATTTAAACAAAAAAGAGACTCGCGATATCGCTCGTGACTTAGAAAAAACTTTAAAAGACTTAGAAAATAGCGAAGATGCTTTAATGTTTGACGGGGAACCAATAGACGAACATACAAAAGAAATGATTCGGATTTCTCTAGAAAACTCTATGCGCATGGCAAAGCAATTAGCAAAACAAAAATTCACTCCAAACAAGTACAAAAAAGATTGA